TTCCGGAGTTAATGTATTTACCATTGATTTTATTAATCCCTTTGCAGCAGTAATAGAATCTTGTGCATATGATTTTTTATGAATATCTTTTTGACCTTCAGCTAATTTTGGTAACAGTTTTCCTAAATCTTCATTATATTTTTTTCTTGCCTCTGCTAATTCTGATTCATTTTCTGCTATAATATCAGCCGCTGTTTTATTTTTATTAAGACTTGGCGCGCCGCCAAATGCTTCTGCTTGTACATCACTTGGTACTGCGCTACTTAATGACATTTCACGTATACCATTGTTACCAGATACAGGTCGTAATATTAGCGGCGTCACTGAACCCTTATTTGGAGCTGTTTTATTAACTATGGAAATTGTTCCAGCTGGTTTTGATTCATCTACCTCTAAAACAAGGTCCCAATCACCTCCACTATTATCGCGGATTGATGCAAATATTTTTTTGAAAAATTCAGTAAGATTTAATTTTGCATTTGCCTTTTCAGTTTCTTCCGTAGAATCATCTTCTTTCAATGCCTTTTCATCAAATTCACGCTGAATATCACGTAACAAATCTCTTGAGATTAATATTCCACCTACTCCATTTGCATCTATTCGAAAGTCATCATATGCAGATTTATCCTTTTCAGCAAAGGCATCACAATTTATTCCACCTTCGTCATCTGAATAATTATTTTCTGGAGATCCTTTCTGATATGGGAATAATAATAAAAATGGAGATGGGCTCCATATTTTTCCTAATGTTTTATAATCATATTTTATACCGGAATAATCTTCATCAAATTCTATTTGGTACTTATTCTTATTATTTTTAAGTATATATTTATTTACCATCGATACTAAGGCTTGCAGAGTTATATATATTATACGAGGACCGCCAGTAAACCAACCATTTGGTAATTTTGTAGGTGGATCATAATCATCCGGAGCTTCCAAAACTCCAAAATGACCTTCCAGGCCATCACCTATAGGCCCACATGTTCCATTATCTGGATCAAAATCATCATCATCAACTTCACCAGTTTCTAGTTGTACTCGATAATCAATATAATCAAATATATTTTTTACTTCTGATGTTTCATTTCTTAAATCATAATTAGTTACAAATGTTTCAGCTGGGAATGACTGCTGTCCATTTATATCTAATTTATCAAAAAAGGCGCCGGATTGTCCTTTTGCAACTGCCTTTAAAGAACATTCAAAATAATTTTGTTTTGTAATCTTAAATGAATAATCATATACTCGGAATTCATATTCGCCGGCTTCGGAAGGAGTTTCGGGTCCTACATAACCATATTTGATTGTAATTTCAGATCCCGGTGTTAATAATGCCTTCTCTGCCTTTTCAAATGAAGTACGATCAAAACATACGAATGATAATTCAGCTTTACGTAGTGAAGCAGCTTCGCCTTGCAAGGAAATTTTTACATCTTTTAAAATTGGCGCTGCCCTTCCTGTACCATTTGGATTATACGTTGATGAATAACTAGTACCATCTATAGGTAATTTAAAATCGCCGCTAGAAACTGTTACAAATGCATTATTACGTATACGTGCATTTGTTTCAATTTGTGATTGTTTAATTTTAGATTGTCTATAAAAGAAGTTTCCTGCCATTACTTAACCTCTTCTGATTCACGAAGGGTTTCAAGTAGATCTGTAATTGGAAATGGAATGCGAATTTGTTTACCAGCTGGTATTAACATGGAACCATTATTTAATTTATTTGCATCTGCTAAAACCCACCAATATCGTGGATCCTTGTAAAATTCGTTTGCCAATAAATCTAAGCGATCTGTTTCGCGTGAAATTATATATAAATCTGATTGTTGTTTTGGAAATTTAGGATATCTAGTCATTTGATATCTGTCTTGATTTTTTTTTGTGAATTGATATCGATCGATTGCCATTATTCTAATCCTGTTATATCATATAATTTACTATTTTTATCCGGGCGGTTTTTACCTAACACTGTACATGACATTATTACATTTGTATAAAGAGGTGCTTGATAATCTGGGTCTATTTCCCATGGACTTTCATTATCCCAATCAAATCCTAAATCTGTAATAATCATTGGTATTGAAGAAAATAATTTTCCTATGGTAACATCAATTTTTTGTCCGTAAAATCCTTCTGATCCATATACTGGATGTGTCATACGCCCTAAATTTTGTAATTTATTCCAAATAACTTTAAATCCATCTGGAGAAGCATTACCTTCAGATTTACCTTGTTCTACTACCACTCTAAAATCTAATGATATTGATCGTTCAAACCCAGTATATTGATATCTAGGATCAGCTCGGCCTTGATCAGGTGTAGAATCCCAGGTAGGAGCAAATGTATCTGATATGGCTCCTAAATATGCCTTGAATTTAATTTCATGATCATCGCTTTTAAATTTAAAATCTATCAACGATTGGTCAACATCTTTGTAGATATCATTTAATTTTTTTAAATTGGCGCCAAAATTACTTTTACCTTCATATGATTCACTAATGCCATCTTTTGTTCTGATAATTGCAGTTGTTCCAATTGGCCTAACAGGAATATCATTGTATGGGAGCAATGTATAATCTAAACCTTTTTCTTTTTCTGTGTTTTTGGCAATACCGCCGCCCTTAGGTCCTTTGAAAGGACGTGTAACTTCAGTTTCTCCAAATTGGCTTTTAATTTCATTAGACGACTCAGTTGCATCTTGTTTAGTTATGAATGGGGTTTCATATGAATACCGATGATATACATAATCTGCTGGAAGATTTGGATATAAACGATTTAATATGGCATTAATTTCAGTTAAGGTACCAGCTCGTGTTCCATCCAATTGTGTTGCAAGACTAGTGTCTTCATATCTTCTTATAATAGTTCCACCTAAACCTAAAACTGATCCAGGGCCTCCTATTTTAGAACTTAATTGAGAAATTTGCGAACCAATCGATATTGAATTATTTGAACTATTCCCGTCAAAGTTTTTAAATAAATTTTTTCTTAACGATGCATGTAAATCTGTATTTGTTAATTCACTGACTAAACCACCTATAAGAGCATTCGATGCTCCGGCATGTCTATTGATATGCACCATAGGTGCCAATGAACCTAATGATAAAGGATTATATATTCTTGTATCTGCTTTTGGATTCATTAACTGATATCCAACTTGTTTAGCTAGGAATCCTATACCTTTTGGTGATGCTAAAAATTTACCTATTCTAGCTGTATCTATTAATGTTCTGTTCGTGGCAGTTAATATGCCGCCTCTTGGTATATCAAATGCTCCACTTAACCCAGGACCTACATTTATTCCCCAATGCTGAGGATCAGATGATCCATCTCTTTGAATGCCTCTTAAAATTAAAGGATGTTTTATATATGAATTTGGAGTGGCATCATCTCGCAGATTAAATTTATTGTACATATCATCAATTGGAGAATTGGTGGTATATGTATTTGCTAATCCAGAATAACCAAATTTAACTCCGTATTGGTCGCCGTATTTAGATTCTGGTGTAAATCCTATTCTTACTTTATCAAATTGATGAATCTGTCCTTCTGGACCTATAGGAAATTTTGATCCGGCTCCTAATTGAGTATTTCTACTTGCAAAACCTCGACCCGAATATGTAACATCATCTATTAAAAACGAGTCCGCGGCTTGTAATTGACGACGACTAAATAATTTACTTTCATTATCATACACTAACACATTGGATGTACTTAATCCATCCGCCGAAAAGTTTGTATCAGTTTTATCACGATTCGGTTTGTAATTCATGGCTTGACCTTTTTTGCCATAAAATGATAAATCAGATTTTAGATCCATTAATGCCATTATCGTCTCCTATATGAATCTGTTGTTCGTATTGCTTGAGCCACAACTCTTCCGTCCATTTCTACTACAGTACCGGCTGATATCAATTCACGTAACAAAGCATTTGTTGTTTCTAATGCCTTAACTACACCATCACCTGCAGATAATTGATTATTAGGTGTTACGGCTGAACCGGCGTTCAAATTAACCATTTCAGGTCCTTCTTCGCCAACCATAAAAGCACCACCAGATGTAACAGTTCCTCCAGTTGCTAGACCTGTAATTTTACCAGCTATATCAATTTCAGGTATACTTCCTACATCTATTCCTGGAATCAAATTAACTCCGTCGATTAATCCATTAATTATAGCAATTCCCATATCAGTTATAAATTGTAATGGTCTTATTATTATTCCTATTACTCCTTTAGCTAATTGTTGGAATCCATCGGCAAAGTCTCCGCTAAATATGCTAACTATACCACCTAATATATCTTGCGCATATTCTAATGGTCTTATAAATACTGAATGTATTATTTTTCCAATAAATTTCATTGCCATACCTATCACTTTAAATAGGAATCCAATCACTTTAAGTATTGGACTCAATGCAGCAAATATTTCCATAAATGCTTCACCTAATGGTATCAAAGCTTTACTCATTTGAGCTTTCATATTTTCCATACCTTTTGCAAATTTTTCTGATGACTGCTGTCTAGCCAATTCATTTTGCAATTGTTCTGCGCTCATATTTTGAATTTCTTCTGCAGATAGTCCTGTTTTCTCTAATAATTTTAATTGTTGTGCTGTGGCATTTGGCATCGCCGATTGTATTGCTAAAGATTTTTGTAACTGATCAACTTCCATTCCAGTTGCTTCTGCTAATTTTTTTCTTTGCAACACGCTCATGTTATTAAAATCATTGATATCTCCTACTTGAGATAACACTTCTTTTGTAGCACCTGCAATATCACCTTCCAACGCCAATTGTCTAGCTTTATCAAAATTAATTTGTTTACCGGTCATGGCTTGTAATTCAAATTGAGCAGATATTGAATCTTCGAAGTTTAATAATTTGTCAGATATTGCTGCCATATCTGAAATTGACATACCTAATTTATTTGCTTCAATTGCGGCGTTTTTTAATGCTTTAACATTTCCGCCAAAGAATTTAGCAGTTGATTTTGCGTTTTGTGCTATATCTTGTACAATTTTTCCGGTGTCTAATCCTGCCTTTGTCGCTTCAGCGGCTAATTCTTTTTGCATTTCCGCTGCTGCGCCAGATTCCATTCCAACGCCTTGTAATGTGGCTTGTAATTCTCCGGCTGCTTTGACACCATATCCAAATGATTTACCGGTATCTGCTACCTGTGCAGCAACTTCCGCTGATATCATTGATGAATTACCTAATGATTCGGATAATTCTTTTTGCACTGATAATACTTCTTTAGCATTTACTAACTGTACTCCAAAGCCAGATGCTGCGGTATATGCATTGTTCACCATTTGTTTTCCGGCAGAAACTGATATTCCCATGGCTTCTGCAGTTTCACGTGCTTTCTTTTCATGTTCAGATGATAAACCTATTAATTTTTTCATGGCCATGCCTGCCGCTACAATTGCAGCAACAACTAGAAGGACCGGGTTTAACAGTGCTGTCGCATTAAATGCTGCCATTCCTGACCGCAAAGCTGCTAAAGGTGAAGCGCCGGCTTTTAAAGCATTGCCCATAGCACCAATTCCATTAACTAATCCTTTCTGTACTTGTTCACCTACTTTATCGAGTCCTAATTTATTTTTTATAAACTCACCACCTGGTATTGAACTAAAGAAACTGTTTATTCCGCTTTGAAGGCCTTCTGCTTCTTCGGCTGCGGCAGATAATCCAGCAGCTAAGGCCGGTGATTTATCTTCAATGACTGCTAATGACTGAATCATTTTTTTAGAAGATATTAATATACCCATTTGTTGTTTTGCAGCTAATGCAGATATATCGCCAGATTTCCTAGCTGCTAACACTTCTTTCATTTTAGATTTTAAAGAATCGACTTGAGTCTTATAAGTCATTTTACCGGTTTTCTCATCAATCTTTCGTAATTTACCTAATTGTAATAACGATTTTTTCATGCTGCCGGCAATGTCAAGTATATCTGTATCTAATTTTTTTAGTTTTTCTTTAGCTTTAATTTGTTTATTTATTGCAGTCAAAGCTTTAAGAATAGCGGCTTCGTTTTTTATATTTCCATCTAATATTTTTTGTTGGATATTAGCAATATCATCAAATGATATACCTAAGTTGTCAGATAGTGTTTTGCTAGAGCTTAGCAATTTATTAATTTTTTCTAACTTTTTAGGATCTTGCTGTGCCATCTCCTATACCTTATTTACATGTTGGATGATCTGGATTGCGTTTGCATATATCTTTTACAAGATCTTGTAATCGATTATGATGGTATGCTAAATCAGAAAAAGCTGCCTGTAACTCCGGATCATCTTTTGCTGCTTTAACTGCAGTTTTCATAACCTTTTTGGCTTTACCACCAAATACTAATCGTACTAAAGCGCTGCCAATAAATCCTTCATTCAATGATTTTTCAATTTCATTGATCTGTTTTAAGCTTTTATGGTCAAATTTATTTATAGACATAATTAATATCCTTTTTAATAAATATCAACGACGTCTTATTTTAGGAGATTTTGGCGATGATTTACGCGCCTTGTTCATAGCTTCTTCCTGTGCTTTATTTTTATCTTTAAAATGCTTATTTAATTTATGTAGATAAAATGTGCGTAGATATACTGGCATGTTATATACTTCGGTATATGTGAACCCGCCATTGCTATGAAAGATTAAATCAAATATTTGTTCTTGTTTATGAACTTTATATTTCGGCGTCAGGCCAAAAAAAGTCGACCCCAATGTTAAGTTGACTACGAAAGGTATCGCCGGTTTCCTCGTCCGGCACATCAATTGATAAATCTATATCTGGAGTAACTAATTTCAAATGTTTTCTTATGGCACGAGAATCAATAGCTAATAATTCATTGTCAATAAATCTACGTATTTTTGAATTATCGGCATCGCCATCAATTTCTGTAATCACATATTTCAACATGGTAGTTAAAGAAGCATTTCTTTTTAACTTTGCCATGGCCTTAGTTTCTTTATCAATTTTATTTTGATCTCGTTGCGTTAAAATTTTAATTTTAACATCACGTTTACTGGCAGGTAATGTTAAACTAAATTCATTAACATTATCTTTAATTAAAGACCAATCTATATCACGTTCAGTTAACCGAGTTAAGTCTATGTTTACTTTTTGATCTTCCCCAGATTCTGGATTAGTAACCGTGCATTCATAATCTTTACCATATCCTAATACTCTAGCTGCGATCATAATTGCATTTTTATCACATAATAGCAAATCATTATATTCTATTGGAGAAACAATTAATGATCTGAATAATTTATCCAATACCACTCCATTTTTAATAAATGATTGATTTGTAAGAATATCTTCTTCTTTAGCTGTCATATATTTCATCTCGATAGTACCAGAACTTAAAGGATTATCTTTTGAATATAACTTTCCTTTTGAAGGTAATTCAACTATTTCAGTCGGAAAATCATGAGCTTGAGTTTCTGTTGTTGCTTGAGTTTCGTACTGCGCCGCGGCTATTTCTTTTAATTGTTTATCCGATAATGGCTTGTTTGGATAATCATCGTTAACTTGTTGTGACATAATGTTCCTTTAATAACTTTTATTTTATATAAATATGTTAAGTGTAAGAAAGGACGTCAAAATGACGCCCTACCTCGCAACTTCGGGAGAGAAGTATATTTTAGAATTGTAATATTGCGTAATCGTATTTCAGAGTCAATTCAATTTGTACAGGATCTTCAGTTGCCCAATCCATATCACCAAATGTCGCTGCTGATATAAATGCTCCTTTCAAAGTCCATTCTTCAACTTTATCACCAACAGGTCCTAAAGTATTGAAAGTAATATCCTTTTTATAAAAATCAGAATATCCATCTCTACCTGTAACAGATTCATGATGTAAACGTACCCATTCCATTACCGCTTGGGCACCTGATGGCACAACTGGATCATATAATGTTACTGTAACATCTTGCCATCTCGTTTTACCTTTCAATTTACGCTCAACATTAATATGATCAAGAATAACTTCTCCTTGATCTAATGATGGACGTGATGCGGCTTTTATTAGATATGAAGGTATTCCTTCAATATACATAATAAACCGGTTTGCCATCTTTGGTTCATATGCTGTATAAAATATTTCGGTTGGGTCAAGTAATTCTGCCATCTTTGTTTTCCTCTTTTATATAAATATCATGCTTTACTAATTTCTATTCTGGAAATGATGCACCAGTTGGCATAATATTAAAGTCAACTACAATAAATTCAGCCGTTTTAGCAGGTTGAAGGAATATCTGTCCTCGCATTTCATTTCTATCAATTACATCTGGTGTATTATTTGTTTCATCCATTACCACTTTAAATGCATACAATCCTTGTCTTTGTTGTATATTTTCAAAATATGGATTAACAATACTTAAGAATCTATTTCTAGTTGCTGCCGTATTATTTTCAAATACTAGGAATTTAGTAGTAGATGCAATAAATTTCTTAGATGCTATTAATAATCTTCGAACATTTACTCTATCTAATGCAGATGCCTTTTTCTGTAATGTTTTTTGTCCAAATACAGTAACGCCGGCATTTGGGAAAGTTGCAATTGGATTAACATTACTTTCATATAAAGTATCTCTGTTAGCATGCGTCAATTTTCTTTCTGTCTGAACTGCAATATCAATTCCACCTCTGTTTAAACCAGCTGGTGCAAACCATGGTGCGGCTACTCGATCATTAAATGCATATACCCCAGGTATAACAGTCGATGCCGGTACCCATACATTTTTTCCTAAATCATTATCAGGAATTTTAATCCATGGCCAATACTCAGCTACATAATTTGAATCTCTTGATTCTGCTTTAGCAGTTGCTTGCGATATTGATTGTCCGTATTCAACTGGATCGATTACCAAGAAACAATCACCCCGATCCTCTACCATACTCACTGCTTCTGTTAACACTGTAGCATGATTTGGATGATTATCGACTAGACCAGGCAATGACAATAAATTGATATCATATTCATCTTGATTTTTTAATAAACGAATTGCATCAATATATGCATTTTTACCATTAGCTGCTACACCTAAATTATATCCCTGTACATTGGCATCAGTTACATTTTCATAAAATTGCTGCGGATGTTGTAAATTACCATCCGATGCTCCGGAGAATGAACCGGAACTAACTACAGGTAAACTATCTTCAGATCCGGCAACTCTTTTGTTTCCATTTGCATCTAAATAATTTAAAGTATTTTTTGCAACTGCAATTCTAACATATTTAGATCTATTTGGGAATGACCCAGATAATTGAAGGAATGGATCAATTCCACCTGCTCCTCTAACGGTAAATACTTGATCACCAATAACTTTTGCTGCGTAATTTGATGAATTAGGATCTAATGTTAAATTATTATACTGCTCAACAATGGATTTTCTATTACTTGTATCATCACCTCTTCGTATAATTAAATTGAAAGTACCTTTGTTTTCATTTTTAGATGTCACTTCCCATCTAATGTTATTTTCAGATCCAGATGCTAATGAATTATTTGTTCCTTGAGGTCCAACACTATTTTGGTCAGCCCCTTCAGATAATGTTGTTAATGTAAATACTGTCTCAGCTGTCGATGAATTAGCACCACCTGCCATTGTAAATTTACTTAATGCAGTTGTTCCAAATTCTGATGGAGCTGTGGTTGACGCAGTTGCAAATGTAATACCATTTGGTCCTGTTCCTAAAGCTGACCCAGAAAGTTGTAATATTGCGCCGGCATTAGCAGCATCAATACCTGTCAATGTCCCATCAGCAACCACTGCGTCAATTTCTGTCGCTAAATTAGCTGCTGTATTTGCAATTGCCGCGCCTTTTGCAAAGAATCTGATTGAATTATCTGAGGCATCATTATTTGGATTTGTCTGTGCAACAAATGTTACTTCAGTTGTTCCTTGCGTAATTTTATATGATTCGTTATTTGCATGAGTTACTAATGTTAATGATCCAGTTGAACGAACTGTTCCTGTTTCAACCGCATTGTTAACAGTAGCAACAGCTGGAGTCATTTCTGCTCCAATACGCACAACTGTTAAAGTATCAGCATATTTCAAATACTCTTGAGCTGCATAATTAGTTAAATATTTATACGAATTTTCATATGCCCCAGATCCGGATGAAAATTTTCCGCCAAATAAATTAACGAATTCTGAATAACTTGATACCACAGTAGGTATTCCAGTTGGACCTTTAGATGTCGGTCCTATTACGGCAGCTCCAATTGCTTGGACTCCTGCTGGTAGAAACGATTGGTCAATTTCTTTGGTAAAAACTCCAGGCGATACTATTTTTTCAGCCATTTGTGTACTCCTCTTTTATAATCAATTTGTTATAAATATTAATATGAAATGCCAAACTATCAATTTTCAGCGACAAACTCTCCAGTATTTACATCAACAGTTCCTTTGCCGTATTTATCATTTAATGAAGTAACTAATTCAGTTTCTGTTACTTGTAAATTTTTAAATTGTATCTGTAAATTAGATTTCATTTCTTCAAGTTTTTTAAGTTCTTCGGTAACCAAGAATACCTGTAACTCCACTTCGCCAATTTCTGTTATTATTCGTAAATTTTCATCTCTAATTTTAGTAATGTTTTTTAATTCTTCTTCTGTAAACTTTGTTGATGCCATAACCTATCCTTTAAAATTAATACCCATCTGGTGGTGGGTCTGTTATATTTGTATTATCTGTTTCATACTCTCCGTTAAATGTAACACGTTTAACTGAATATTGTTTTTGTATTGTGGACCGACGTAATTCATTTGGCATTAATAATGTTGCCTTACATGTTAATGGTAATGTAGCCTTTACCATTCGATCTTCGCCGGTTGCATTTGTAGTCTCAAATGTATAATCTTGAATAAACGTCGGAAATTTAAATGTAGTACCCCAGGCAAATCCTCCTAAAGGCATAAGTTGTTCTACTAAAAAATTCATCTGTTCTGTATATTCTGTCCATAATAATAAATCATATGATACGTCTATATATTCTGGTATTGCTGATACGTAATATTCATTTAATCTTTTTGTGCCCTGTTGAACAGAAAATCGATCATATCTATTAACTTTGGTATGTTTATTTTGTAATATTTGTGCATTACCACTAGGATTATTATTTACGTCTAATTTTTTTAACTGGTCTCTTTCAGTTATAGAATTTCGTCGTAAAGTAATTATAGGAGTCATAATTTTACCTTTACGATCTCTCATATATCCTTTTGCCTGTACCTGTGCCCATTTTTCTCCACTCGCATACATTATTGGAACATCGATCATGTTTTCATTTTCTGTAATCTGTGGTTTAACTATTTCACGTAAATATGACATTATTGCCCAATCTACATCTTCAATAGTACATTTAGGTGTTTTAATAATATCATTATCACGACGTATATGGGTTGCGCGATTAATCTCTTTATCTCTAGAAAAGCTACCATATGTCTGTTTCATTTGTTTTTTAGCCATTACAAGTTCCTAGGTATATTATTTGATTTATTTATTCCAGTTCTTACTTCTTGAATATTTAGTCGATTTCTTCTTGTTACATGGGCAGATACTTTAATACCTACAGATAATCCAAATTCTCCATGATCTGCTTTTCCTAAATCTGTATCTGGATTTCTACCTGTCCAATATTGTGATGAACCTACACCATCTATTTCATAGAATTCATTATCCCATTCTAATACGTCACCTTCCTCTATTATAATATTTTTAGATTTAACATCATCTCGTAAAAAATTAAACTCACCTAATCGACTTGAATCGTATTGATCTTCGCCTATATAACTCTTTTCTTCTTTAAGAGCAAGACAATTAATTCGCATGGGTGAATAATACGACTTCCCATCTGCTTCATCATACATATTAGCATTTGTGTCATGTAAACTTAATTTATAAAATGCAATTTCAGTATCAATGTAACGATTAATCAATTCTCGATTAATTGATTTAATTAAACTTGCGTCTCTAGATGAACCAAATAAAGCCATTATTATCCTATATAAATTTTAAGTGGTATTTTATTCATTTGTTGTAATAATGCATCTGATTCCGCCTGTTTACGTTCCAATTGTGATTGCCTTGACATAGTATCAAGTGTTTCTTTAAGTTCTGTTATAAGAGCCTCTTTTTCGGTTTGTCCGGCTGATAATAAGTCGCTTCCATTTAATGTTACTTCTGCATTTGGTATTGGAATAGATGAATATTTTCCACGAATAAATCCT